GACCTTACTGACACGTCAGAGTCTTTCGGACTCCCTGCTACTGCTGACCTTATGTTCGCTCTCATATCTACTGAGGAGTTGGAAGGGTTAAATCAGATAATGGTTAAACAATTGAAAAATAGGTATAACGATCCTACTATCTTTAAGAGATTTGTAGTTGGTATCGATAGAGCTAAAATGAGATTGTATGATGTTGAACAAAAAGCACAAGAGGATATTCTTGACAGTGGGCAAGAAGAGGAGTATAATCCGCATGAGGAAAAGAAACCTAAAAAATCATTCGCAGGATTCAAATTTAATGAGTAATACTGTATTTGAAGATATAAAGAAGTTATGGGATAAGGAAAATTATTCTAGCAAACATGTTGTATATTGGGATATATATAAACATCTTTTTGTTGATTATGATAGAGAGCAAGATATTCGTATATTAGAAATAGGTGTTGATAATGGAAAAGGTATGGAATTACTTAAGAAAGTATTTCCAAATTGTCATATATGTGGTATAGAGATTGATGAGTCTCTTCCATCTTCTACTGTTGGTAATATTTGGATTGGTAGTCAAACTAATACTGAATTATTAGATGCTATTAGTGAAGAGGAAGGACCGTTTGATATTGTAATTGATGATGCTAGTCATATGAACGAACATCAGATTATAACCTTTGAGCATCTTTTTCCTAAGATTAATCCTGGTGGAGTTTATATTGTAGAAGATACTCATACTTCATATTGGGATAAGTATGGTGGTGGTTATGATTCTAATTCTTTTATGAATTATACTAAAAAAATGAATGATATGATTAATTATGAATCTTGGCAAAAAGGATATGAATCTCCAAGGTTTCTTTATCATCGTGTTGTTGATAGAGGAGATATTCAAAGGTATGAATCATATAATATTGATCCAATAATTTATAAAAATATAAATTGTATATCTACCTATCCAAATATAACTGTTTTCCATAAGTCTAAATTTGAGGGGGAATATCAATTTAATATATGATACCTATAGTCGAAAAAGAAAATTTTTTAGATTCTGAAGAATGTAAATTATTAATAGAGTATCAAAAATTAAATGCAGTAAATGATACTTCAAATTGGAGTTTAGAAGACCATAAGTCTAATTGGGAAAGTAGAATTTTTGTATGTGATAAAATAAATGATACTAATATAAGGACAATTATAGAATCAATACATTATAGAGTATGTACTATTTGTTCTAAATTTTATGATGAAGAAGTTGTTTATCCTGAATTTAGTAATCTAGTTTACTGGGGAACTGGTATGGAGTTAGGAGCACATGCTGATAATCATTGGGTAAATGATCCTCAAAAAGAACATTATACACCTCATAGAGATTACTCTGCGGTCATTTATTTAAATAATAACTATGTTGGTGGAGAGACTTTTTTTGTAGAGAATGGGTATGATGTAGAACCAGAAGTTGGCAAATTAATTTTATTTACTTCTGGAAAAGAACATGTTCATGGAGTAAGACAAGTAACTTCTGGGTCTAGATATACTATGGCTTTATGGTTTACTAAAAATAAAAATAAAATTTTTAAGATAAATGATTGAAATTTTTGATGATTTTTTAGATCCTAAATTATTTGCTGATTTAGAGAGAAGATTTTGTAGTGATTATGTTGAATGGCATTATAATCAATTCGTTGTTTTTGATGATGAAGAGGATAGTTTAGATAATTTTCAATTCACATGTACTGCTTATAGAGATGGTACTCCTTTAAATGAACATTATAATGCTATACTACCTTTTTTTGATAAATTAGATGTTAAGGTTCCTTTGAGAGTAAAGATTAATTTACAAACAATTACTCCAGAAATTATTAAAAGGAATTTTCATAGTGATATGGCTGGTATTCTTGGTAATAATCCATATAAGACTGCTATTTTTTATTTTAATACTAATAATGGATATACGGAGTTTGAGACGGGTGAAATAATCGAGTCAATTGCTAATAGAATTGTTATATTTGATGGTAGAATAAAACATAGAGGAACTACATGTACAGATCAAAAAACTAGAGTTGTTTTGAATATCAATTATATTTGACAAATATGGATCCCAATACTATAATGATGGCAGATTCACCTTATAATGACGGGTGGACACAACAATATTACAAGGATAAAATGGATAGGCAAGTAGACACCCAGAAATATCTTGAATTTGTAGATGGGGTTACATCTCAAGAATCAAAGGATTATATTTCTTTTAATTCTAGATGCTTTCAGATACAATCAGTAGAAAGTGGTGATGGACTTCCTGTTCATAGACTTTTAACTGCTGCTCTTGGTATGTGTGCTGAGTCAGGTGAGTTTACTGAGATAGTAAAGAAGATTGTATTTCAAGGTAAACCAGTTAATGTTGATAATTTATATCATATGAAGAGAGAACTTGGAGATATAATGTGGTATGTTGCTCAAGCATGTATGACACTTGATACTACAATCGATGAGATAATTGAAATGAATGTAGAGAAGTTAGAGAAGAGATATCCTGGTGGATCATTTGATGTTCACCATTCTGAAAACCGTGCGGAAGGTGACTTATGAACTACTACGCATTATTAAGTGTTTCGGATAAAACAGGTATTGTTGATTTTGCTGAAGGATTAATCCGTTCTGGATATACTATTATTTCTAGTGGTGGAACTCATGCTGTTCTTAAAGCAGAGGGTATGTCTCCAATAAAAGTATCCGACTATACTGGATCACCAGAGATTCTTAATGGAAGAGTGAAAACATTACATCCAAAGATTCATGGTGGAATTCTTGCACAACGTGGTAATCCTGTACATGATATGGATCGTAATGCAAATGATATTGGGTTAATTGATATTGTTGCTGTAAATTTATACCCATTCAAAGAAACAGTTGCTAAACCAGATGTAACTCTTGAAGATGCGATTGAGAATATCGATATTGGTGGTCCTAGTATGGTAAGATCAGCAGCAAAAAATTATAAGGATGTTGCTGTATTAACTAATCCAGGACAATATGGAATTTATCTTGATGCGATAAAGGGTAATTTACAATCAGTTTCGGTTGAAGGATTGAGGAAACAATTTATGTTAGAAGCATTCAAACATACTGCTGAATATGATGCTACTATTAGTAAATGGATGGAAGATAACATCTATGATAATGTATAAAGAAAACATTAAATCTATAACTAGTTGTGATAACCGCCATCTTGTGGTTCAGTGGACTGGGATATAGAAGTCAAACTGCACGAACTAGAAATGAGTGTAATTATTTACCAAGAGCATTGTGAATGGCTTGAGAAAGAGAATGATGAACTCAAGCAACAAGTTCTCTTTTTAAAAGAGCAACTTGAATATAAGACTATGGGTAAACCTATTGAGGAAGATGACCTTTGAAATAGAACCAGCATTTGTTACACCAATTTATTGTGGTTACGTAAATGAATATGATGAGATTCAATCTGAGTTAGAATCTTGTATAGAAAAAATAGAATTTGGTATGGTTCCTGGATGGGGAAGTACTCATTGGTTATCTGATCCAACATTCAATAGTAATTTGGTAAGTGACTTTAATTTAGATAAATTTGCTACGGAAATTGATATACATGTTAAAAATTATTGTCAATCAGTAGGTTATCGTCCTAAAGATGGTACTGAATTGAAATATAGAATTATATCATCATGGTTTGCTCTTTTCAAAAAAGGAAACTATGCTCACATACATAATCATGGTCAATCTGATATTGCTGGTGTTTATTACTTTAAAAAATCAGGAGATGATGGGAATTTATTTTTCTGTACACCAAATAAAGCAATAGATTCTAGTGTGTTACTTAAGACTGGTCGAATGGTAGTTAATCCAACTGAGGGTGAATTATTATTATTTCCTGGATGGTTAGATCACGGAGTACAAACCAATGATACTGATGATGAACGAGTTAGTGTATCGTTTAACATTCGTTTTGAAGGTAGATAATAAATAATTAAAAAGTAATGTCGACTAAAGGTGTTGATAATTGGAATAAGCATTGGAAGGGTTCTAATAAAACTTCCGTTGCTAAAAAACCTGGAACAATTTATGTTCTTGATAATGGTGTTTATAAAATGTCTAGAGCATTAGAATTAAATGTACCAATAACTTATATTGACAATTCTACTAATAGGCATGATAAAATAGCTTTCTCTTATCAATCAGATCCGAATTCTATTTACTATACTCATATAGATAATTTTGTTAAACCAGGTAGAGTTGATATAATTGATTATAGTCCAGAATCTTTTGGACTTACTAATAGATATTTTAATAATATTAATACTTATTATAGTGAAGTAAAGAAATCTATTGATGAAAGATGGTATAATAATAGTTATAGTGGAGAATTATATGAATATTTGATTCAACTATTAGAATATTCAAAAGGTGGTGTTTCTAATTTTTTAGATATTGATTATAGAGGATTTCCTTGGGGTAGTATTATAAGTTATTTCACTGAAGTTATTGGTCCAATAGCATGTATATATGGTAATTTATTAAATCAATATATTTTAGATTCTGATACTTTAAATAGTAGAATTTATATTCCACCAACTTCTGAGACTGCTTATGATTTTAAAATTATATCAGATAAAAGAGAATATAAAGTATCTGTTAAATCTGCTAGGGGTGTTTCTAATCAAGTTAAACCACAAATTATTATTGGTTCTGTTGATAATAAATTAGACTATAGATTAAAAAACTCAGTTGCTTATAGGTTACTTAAGACATTAGCAAATAATAGTGTTATTAAAGGACCTGTTTTAGCTTGGATGGAGATAAATCCACTACAGATAAAAAAGAATATGTTTGTGGATTATCAAAGATATTATAACAATGCTTCAAATTATAGTAGACCAGTTACTAATTTATGGAAACCTTTTACACAATTTTATAGAATGGGTGAAAATGTTAATTATGGAAATATTAGATTTAAATGCGAAACTCTTATAGAAGAGTTAAGTAAGATAGGACAGATTAATAGTGACTTAAAAGATATATTTAAGGTTTTTTTAGATGAAAGTAGAATTATGTATTTTTCTATGAATATTAGTCCATCTTCTCCTAGACCTTATTATAGAGTTATACGTGGTAATGTTATTAGTGGTCAAGCCGTTGATACTATAAATGATGTATATATTCGTAACTCTAATACAGACAGTGGTAGAGTTTCTGATAGAATGGGATATACGGTTCAATAAAATGGAGAATTTTTTGGATAAACTCATAACAGAGTTCAAAAAAATAAAAAGAGTACGTGGAGATTTATTTTTAAATTTTGTATCTTTTGTTAATTTATATCTAACAGGTATGGATGATGATAAATATAAAGACATAAAGAAGAATATTTTACAGTATATTGTCGCCAATAAAGAGACAATAACTATGAAACTAATTCAATACTGATGAAAACTTTTTCGCAATTTTTAATAGAAACATCAGCTTCCCAACAAGCTGCTAGATTGGGATTGCAAGGTGATGGTCATGGTGGATGGTATGATCGTAAGACTGGAGAATTTGTAGCAAAAACTGAAAGTGGAAGACTTAAGTTTTATAATAAGAGACAGAAAGTAGGAGAAAAAGATCCTAAACAATCTGAGAAAGAAAAGAATCTTTCATCCCCACACACAGAATCTCCTCCTAAAGATCAAGTAAAAGTACCTCCAGTTAAAAATCCTGATCTTGCTGCAGGTCCCCCTGATATCCCAAAAACTAGAGGAACATTAACTGTTGCTTTTGGTAGATTTAATCCACCACATGCTGGACATGGTAAACTAATGGATATTGCTGCTCAATCAGTCAAAGGTGATGGTGATGATTATATGATTGTTCCTTCACGTACTAATGATAAAAAGAAGAATCCATTAGATCCTGATTCTAAAACTGATCTTATGAGAAAGTTATTTCCTGATCATAGTGCAAAGATAATTAATGATGTTAATAATAGGACAATTTTTGATGTCTTAAAGAAAGCTCATACTGATGGATATACTAATGTAAAAATTGTTGGTGGCAGTGATAGGCAAAAGCAGTTTGATAGATTATCTAAAGACTATAATGGTTCTCTATATCAGTTTGATAATGTTGAAACTATTTCATCTGGTGAAAGAGACGAAGATTCTGGTGATATAGAGGGTTTTTCTGCTTCTAAAATGAGATTAGCAGCGATGGAAGGAGATTTTAAAACATTTTATAATCAACTTCATAAACAAGTAAAAGGTAAATCTCAACCTTTACTTAGTAAGAAAGATGCTAATGCATATTTTATTAGTGTTCGCCAAGCAATGGGTGTTAAAGATGTAAAAGAATGTTGGAATATATGGGAAATAGCACCTAAAGAAGATCCAGAAAATCTTAGGGAAGCATATATTAAAAAAGAGATATTTGATATAGGTACTATGGTAGAGGATGTTAATACTGGATTGGTTGGTAGAATTATTCGTAGAGGTGCAAATCATTTAATTTGTGTCACTGAAGATGAGGTTATGTTCAAGTCATGGATCAAGGATGTGACTGAAGCAATTGTAAATGGTACTGAAAAAGGAGGTGTTCCTGCTAGTGAAAGAGAAGTTGGAACTGATTCTCACTTTAGATATGTTTGTTCAATGGTTCCTTCGGGAAGAAATTTCATAAATAAATATAAGGTAAGAAAAAAGTAGGCAGTTTTTCCCAATGAGTACAAATATCGTTGAAGGTCTTCCATCTAGGAAACATGCTCCTGCTTCTGCTAAGGGTGGAGTATCCCAGAAGGGTGCTGTGGCAGAGGGATCAGCAAAAAGAATTAAACAAGCTGTATATGATATACGATATCGTGCTCGTAGAGAAGATATTGATTTAAAAGCAGCTTACTCACAATACATGTCAAATAGTAGTTTAAGTCAACAAGAAAGAGCTGCTGTTAAGGAAAAGTTATTTGGTAAAGGTGGTGTAAAGGAAGCTTATACTGTTGGTACTCAAGATTGGGCATTTGATGGGATTGTTGATGCAATGCATAAAGTATTTGTAGAAGAGGAAGAAATTAAAGATATTGAATTAGCTTATCTAAAACAATTAGATGAAGAATCGGAGACAAAATATAAAGTAAGGGTTAAGGATAAAAGTGGAAAATCATATGTTCGTTATGCTACTAGGTCAAAGATTACTCAACTTCGTCAAAATCCAAATATTGAATCTGTTGAGATGACTGAGCATGGAGAACCTTATGAAGGGTCACGTAGGAAGAAATCAAAGAAAGATTTTGATGGTGATGGAAAGGTAGAGAGTAGTTCTAAAGAACATGCTGGTGTTGTTCATAATGCTATTCAACGTGCTAAAGGTAAAAAACCAGACGGAAAAGATACTAGAAAGGAAGATTATATTTTTAATGTGATTCTTAGAACCGCAGAGAAGCAACTTCAAGAAGCTCCTACGCAAGACGATATTGCAAAACAAGCACCTTCTGCAAATAGAGCTCCTAGTAAAGCGGTTCCTAAAGATGCTGATACAGGTGCTACTGAAAGTAAGCCAAACAGGACAAACAAAAAGAAAAGTCCAAACGTAACAGTTAATCCAACTGATACTCAAGATCCTTCACCAACTTCAGTTACTAAGGAATCTAAGCTTTTTGAAGAACTTCCAGTAAGAAAGTATACTGAAGCAATGAAAAAGAGGCAGGATGCAGCAAAACAAGAAGCACCAGCAAAACAAGCAGCACCAACCCAATCCCAAGCAACAGAACCTGTAGATCCTCTTCAAGCTAAAATAGATCATATGAAGAGAAGGATTGAATTAAAAACACTCCAACAACAAGAAA